AACCATCAAAATCAACTTCCTTTGGCGATGAGTACATCCAAGGTTCTACTTTTCCTTCAGCAGTTGTAAATATTTCTTCAATGGAATTTAGTTCGTTAGTATTTTTGTGGAAGGTGTCGTGATTGCCTATAATTATGTGAGTATCTATGCCTAGTTTCCATAATCGTTCAACAAAATTTGTGCGTAAGTCATTTAATATTTTGAAGTTAATAAATTTTCTGCGGTCTACAACATCGCCCAAATGAATGCACGTCTTGATGTTGTGCTCTTCCAAGTATGGGAAAAACACGGTATCATAAAACTTTCTAAAATAATTCAGGAATGTAAGAGAATCTCCGCGGGCTCCCCAGTGAGTATCCGTGATAAGAGCTATCTTCATAAAGCAGCGCTCATAAAAAGTTCTAAGTTTGATTCTGGTTTCTTAATGATCTTCTTTTTCCTGCTCTTTTCAAAATTATCTACAAATTCATCTACTGTTACTCTAAAGTCTGAATTTCTAAAATCAGAATTAACCTTATAATCTTCATCATAATTCATATATTCCACATATTCCGGGCTTATTTCATAGTTCTGCATGCTCTTATACTTTATATATAATTGCTTCTTTTCTTTCTGTATTCTTCTGATAAAAGCATAATATATTATCTGGGTAAAATATGCAAACGGATTCTTGGATTTATCTGGATCAAAATTGTGAATATAATGCAAACAATTTTCGATGCCATCAGATATCATATCATTCTTAAATGCATAATTTATAAAATTTGGTCTGAAAGACAATCTTTGTGCAATCTTTAAAAATACAGCTCCCAAATATTCTGAAATTATAGGAAGTTCTTCATCATCATTACTTTTTGATATTTTATATTGTCTTTTATATTCAATCATTTCTTCTAAAAACTTTGCATTATCCACATAGTGAATAGTCTTTTTTCGTTTTGCCATTGTATTACCTAAGTTGGGTTAATATATATACACCTGATCATACCACGTAATACCTATTTGTCAAGTTATTGGAGATGGGGGGGACTTGACATTTTAAAATTCCGTGGTATGATCAGGTGTAGGCACCGAAAAGAGATTTGCTAGTTCATTGGTCCAGTAGGTTCAAAATCAGCTAATACTTTTGACATTCTTGCCATAGCATTATTTGCAGATTCTTCATTGGTTTCTCTTACAGTATTCAAATAGAATTCTTTATATTCCTCTCCTAAGTTGGAAACTGACATTATACATCTTGCTGCTAGCGGTACAAATGTTGTATCAGTAAAGGGTAACCATTTTAATAATGCTAATTGAATTTGTTTAGTTTCGTCATCAGTTTTTACTAAAACTCTCATAGGCCAATGCAATTCTAAATATCCATTATCTTTACTTTTATCTGTAACAATTACTTTAGAGAAAAGTATTTCACCATTATCAAGCCTTATTACTTTTATATCTTTTTCGTCTAACTGTGGCATTTATACCTTTAAGGAAACGTTATAAATTTTGTATGGAAATTTCTCTTCATCATATATCTTAATTCTTTCCTCAAAATGTTGGTAAGCATAGTTCTTTCTGTTTCTCCAACATAAATCATCTGTAATATCATATAATATAGTCTCTTCTTTATTTTCAGACAATCTCAGTCCTCGACCTATTGACTGAAGGTTTCTGATGCGACTTTTAGAAGGACTAGCGAAAATGATGTTATGAAGATTCCTAATATTGATCCCAGTACTAAATACACCATAACTTGCAACGATAATGGCATCTTTCTCTTGTTCTGCAATTTCTCGTATTTGTTCTCTTGTAACAGTGTCTGTTCCTCCATATACAAAAAAAGTTGTCCTATTGCTGACATCTGCTTCCTCCTTAATCATATCGTATAAAACACGGCCTTGCTTTTTCACTAATCGGAAAAGCAATAAAGTATTAGTCTTCATCGATAATACTAGGTTACTTATATATTTATTTCTTTTTTCATGTGTAACCAAATATTCCAACTCATCCACATACTTACTTTTCCTCAATTGATAACAAACCTCTTCTGGGTATTTTAATATTAAAATTTTTACACTAAATGGTGTTAGTTGTTTTCTGTCTATCAGTTTCTTGGTTGTTGTAACTTTACATATCTTACCGAACAACCCCTCTAGTACCAATTTGTGTGTTTGAGTTCCATCTAGCGTTCCGGTAGTGCCTATTCTATATTCAGCATTTGTACACTTAGTCATCAATGTTGTAAGAGATTTGGATTTGAATCCGTGAGCTTCATCGCCTATTACCAATTTGTATGGTTCAAAAGTTTTCTTTGATAATTTATATATTGATTGCCATGTCGAAATAATAACTTGCTTATCTGATACCTTGTCCCGGCCTGCATAAACTTGATGGCAATGATTATTTACATCCCACCCATATTCTCTAAAATCTCCAAACATTTGGGACACTAAAGAAGTAGTTGGTACAATTATTAGTGTCTTTACATTAAGTGCTCTTACGATTAAGTATATGATTAAGGATTTTCCACTAGCGGTAGGAGATACTAGTAAAGTTTTTCTGTATGATAGAGCATGATAAAAAGCGTCAAGTTGATAATCTCTGGGAACGAATGGTAGTTTCAGGTTTTCAATGAATGACTCATCTCTTTCGATCTTTCTGGGTTTCCACCAATCTCCATCAGGTATTACCTTATAATTTCTGTGTTCTGCAAATCTGTAAATGTATTCCAGCAATCCACCATACAAAACTCTATTATAAATGTTAAACAATCTTATTTTACCGTCCCAGAGTTTCATTCGGTACGATGGCATAAACGTATAGCCGGGCACTGTAAAGGTAAAATAATCACATAGTTCTTGTGCAACAGAAGATTCACAGGTAACCTTGAGATATACCTCATCTTTCTTAGATACCTCAATAGTGTCACTTTGTGACACATTTGTTGTATTAATGACCTTCTGTAAATTTTTTCCAATCGATTGCATTTTTAATTAGATATCCTCTGGTAGATAAACCCTTTACTATGGCTTCAAGATAGTCAACTTTCTCTTCTTGTAACGCAAGTGATCTTTTTGAATCTATTATATCATCATCTGCATCCACATATTGTTCTACATCAGCCTTAAGCAGTTTATGTTGAAATGGCTCCCAATCAAGGGCTTCCAATTCTTCGCCACTCATTCGACCACCGTAATATTCCTTTTTTAGTTTAATAAGTTTACTGTGATCATACCGCGAAGATTTAAGTCTCAATCTTTCGTTAGAGTGCAGTATTAAATATTTATTGTGTAACTGTGGGATTTTTACAGATTCTTGTGCTAATTCTGTTTCATCTATATTACAATCACTGGTCCATAATTTTTGTATTTCTTCAAACTTCATAAATCTTTTAATTTTCTGAGAACAACCATTGTGCCCACTTGTTCTATTATTTCGGCATAACCTTCTTCAATCCATTCATCTATAAATTTGGTTACTCCGTCACAGCCCGGATCAGTATAATCATGACAAAGACACGGACCATTCAAATAATTCCAATGATGATAAAAATCTTTTTTGATTCCTTCGTATGAATGATCACCATCTACAAATAACAATGACAACGGCATATTTTCCATTGCATGGCTATTATTGACTCTAATATCTATTCTTTCTTTTTCTTCGTAATCATTTAACCAATCATCTGCATCGGGGTCATGACATCCCTCGACAACATCAACTGAAACTACTTTTACATTGGAACCATGTGTTGCCAAAGCAAGTAAGACGGTTGATCCCGCCCAGTATCTACCTATTTCTAATATGGTATCATTGTCATCACGCCAAAGACGGGCATACTTATACAACAATCCAGCTTCATGTAGATCTAATCGGATTATATTTCTTGTTTCTCTGGGGGAATTAAATAACCATAACAATTGTACAAAATCAGCCATATCTCATCATGTGTTTATCAAGTTCTTAATAGTATATTTGGAATATCTAAATGCCACTGTTGCAATCTGATATGTAGGTTCAGTTGCAGTACTATCAAATGAAATTTCCGATATATTAGTTGGGAATAATCCTGAAAAATGAAATTCTATTGTAGGATTCATCTGACTACTTAAAATAGTTAATACTCCAGATGCATATTTTTCTTTTTTACCTGTTATCCAATCATGAATTTCTATCCAATTTTTTAAATATTCATCAATAAGAAATGTTATGTTAAGTGGTTCATATTCAACCACACCAGTAAAACGAGAAAATCCTAAATGTTGTGGCCGTGGAATATCTTGTTCAGTAAGATTAATGCCAGGTACATTAACAGTTTGAACAAAAAATGAAGTATTTGGTAAATCACTAATTTCAAATTTAAATTGAATGTCTGCTAGAAGATTTATATTCTTAGGTTGTTCCGTTAAACTTGTCATATTTCTTTTTCATCGAGGAAGTGTAAATTTTTTTGAAATTGTGAATCCTTAGTTTCGTGTCCACCATTCACCCAGTAAAATTCTATATTAGGAAACCACTTAAAAACTTGAAAGAGTTGATCAGACCATTTGCTATGTATAGTTTTCCACTCTTGTTTATTATTTCGGCTATAATAATGTTTGGTATCAGCATAAAGAT